ACAATTAACCAATTCAAAATATAGGTCATTGCGTAACTAGCGTTACTAAAATAATAAGCAATTTTTACAAGTAAATAGACTATTCCACCAACAAGTCCGATTAATCCAATAAAAGACAGTATTTTACCGAAATAACTCAATGCTGATAATTGTTTAACATTTTCAGTTGTTAATTTTTTATCCGCATAAAATAAATACATCATTAGTAGTAAGAACCCACCAAATAATGACATAAATATACCCAATCCTTTATTATCTCCTGTAATAATGTCATATGGATTTCGAGTAAATAATATAATAATACAGATACAATAAATCACTAGGCCAATTTTATACCATGTTTCCATACTAGTTGATTTTATCTTGTCTGTAATTTTATCTTGTGTAGTAGTATTATTCTGTGGAGGTATACTCATCGAAGAACTATCCATTAATAACTCATTAGAAATAAATCTCTATATGATTGGTATAATGGTCTAAAGATTTTCCATAGCAGTTTTTCTACCATGACAATCTCTACATAATGCTACTAAATTATCTACATGATTAGAACCACCATTTTCTAATCGAATTTTGTGATCTACTTCAAACCAAGCGGGTAATTGTTTTTTACAATGTCCACATATCCAACCCTGCTGTGATGCGACGAATTTTTTCTTAGTTTCGCTAACACAACGTTTGGTACTTTTTTTACCAGATTCCATAATACGATTAATTTGTTGTTGTTGATGTGGTGATTGTTGTTGTGTGTAAAATGAATCGTTTCCACCTCCTCCATTGCCACCTCCATTCATAAATGATGTTTGATTAGAGAAATCCATAAAGGGTGACAATACATCAAGTGATGACTGTGCACTAGGAATACATTTCACAATATTTACTGCTTGTTGAACAAGTGAATGCGACTCATTCGGGTTTTTTTTCAAGAATAGATAGGCACTTAATCCAGCAAATGCAAACCCGGCAATTTTAAAATATTTCTGCCATGACTGTAATATTTTCACATAATTTCCATCATGATATGTATTTACGATTAAAAATCCGGTAATTGCTAAAATTAATAATTCCAATTTCATATAATATTTATAAAGGTTATTTTTTACAAATATTATAGTTATAATATAATCATATTGCAAGGTTATTTTGACTTTGATCTGGATTTTGATCTGGATTTTGACTTGGACTTGGACTTAGACTTGGACTTTGATATAGACTTGGACTTTGACCTGGACTTAGACTTAGACTTAGACTTTGACTTGGACTTTGATGTATCTATTAAACCATTTTTTTTTGTTAAGGTATCCGAGAATCTAGAACGACTATAGGATGATATATCATTCGATGCAAAAATAGAATAAAGCGCTTCTTTACCACTAGAAATAGATAATGTATTATCATAATTTACTATTTTGTTTAACTCGTGTAATGAATTTACTAATTTAGTTACATCTATTTTACGATCACCATTTGAATATATATTTTCAACCAACATAGACCTAACACGGTTTAAATAAATTTTCCGCGTTTCATCATCGAAATCTACAAATTTAACATTTGAATCAAAATAATTATAATAGACAGTTACCAGGCCAAATATGTCACTGTTAAATAAGTAACATTCCATAAAATATTTGTTCACTTCGAATTCTAATTTATCGTTCGTATATTTCATAAGTATATCAGTAATGTAATTTGATAAGTAGTACAAGTAATATCCATATTCGATTAAATTGTCTCGTTTCACTTCAGACAAAAAAGTTTCTTCGCTGATTCCCGGATTAAATATGGTTTTAAATAAAATAACATTATCGTCATAATATCCATAATATCTGGCCAATTTAATCAAATATTCATTTACTACATAATTCCTAATATTCGCAGTATTAAACAATAGCTCTCCATTTTTAACTTTTGATAAGAAAGCGTCATAGTTCAGTTTGAAATCATCAGATAATATCATTGATGAAAATGGTGTATTAAACTGAAGTGGTCGATTGCGAATTTCCACCGGGATAGTCTTATTAACGACTACTCCAGAAAGTCCCCAATCTATAATTCTCGCATTTGCGTGTTTATCTATTAATATATTACGATCTTTCAAGTCATTGTGTATAACACCTGCTTCATTCATTGGTCTTACACCTTTTTCTAACAACCGAATAATAGCATGATTTAATAAAAACATTTTATCGCGTGTTATTTTACCATCATGAACTAACCAATCCTTTAAATCAATACCTCCATCAGGCATGTTCAATATAGAAACTTTATTTAAATTTTTGTTAATATTATTTTCGTTCAGGTTTTCTTTTGTTAACGAAAAGCATTTCTTGTTAAAATGTTTCATGTCTTCCGGTGTCAGTTTGTCTGGATTACATCTATCAACATTAAGTAAAAAATATTGTTCGTAGTTCTTTATTTTATGTAGCTTATTTTTGATTCGAGTTATCTCGAGCATCTCTTGTTTGCTGTATTTTTCAATAGACATTTTACTAATACCTGTTGTGCGATTCACACTACCTTTACATTTTAACGCGGGTTTAAATACACAACCGAATCCACCCGAACCCAATGCCTCGCCACCCAATCGACTTCTTGTCTTTTTTTTGACAGGACTTCTATTTATTTTTCGCGTGTTATTATGTGAAGTCCTATTATTATAATTCCGCGTTCTTGTATTTTTGTTTCTCATATTCAAAGCCGATTCTTATATTGACGAGAGAATTATTTTTTATATAAATAATATCCAAATCCAATCATAGATACTAATATTACTACAAATAGTAGTTTTTTTCTGTATTTGATTTGTTCTTGTAAAATAATTTCTTTCGGTTTATACAACTCGTAGTAGTTATTAAGTGCTTCTGTATAAGTAATCTCATCCTTTCCTATGTCAATATTAATTTTATTGTGAATAAAATGTACCCACTTTAAAAAGGAATCTTTTCCTTCTAAATAAGGCGATACTGGGTATTTATCGAGTAAATTACTAAAATTATTGCCTATTTTTGGATGAGGAATGAATAATGGAAAATTATTTATTACATCGTAGTATTTTTTTTTTGTTACATCATTTGCTTTTAATGGGTAAGATACTGCCAGTGTCATTAAAAAAAACCAGAAATGAGGACCCCATACAGTTGGGTCAAGTGATTTATCTGTCATTAAATAGAAACGATATAAAAAGATACGCAAAATAACATATAACGAATATGAATACTATCTTATATAATACATCGAGTGGGCATAATACATCGAGTGGAGATAATACATCCAATGGACAGATTACGCGTATATACCAACATTCCAATAATCAACAGAACAATTCGAATAACCAACATTCCAATTCGAATAACCAACATTCCAATTCGAATAACCAACATTCCAATTTACAAACACCACAAAACAGATCCTTTAATAATTTCTGTAATAACTGTGGAAAAAACGGACATGTGTTTCATACATGCAAACATCCAATTACAAGTATTGGTATTATTATATTTAGAAAACAAGCCGACCAATTACAATATCTAGTGATTCGTCGTAAGCACAGTTTAGGGTTTGTTGAATTTATGAGAGGTAAATACCCACTGCACAATTATGAATATTTAGTAAATGTATTTAATGAAATGTCAATACACGAAAAGCAATTGATCGGCAAATCTACATTTGAACAATTGTGGACCTACCTATGGGGTGATCAAATGGGAATTCAATACAGAGGCGAGGAGAAAATTTCCAGAGATAAGTTCGAGACATTAAAATGTGGGGTCGAAATTAATAAAATGGAATATAATTTAGAAAAGATAATCAAAGCAAGTACAGTAAACTGGAATGAAACAGAATGGGGATTTCCAAAGGGTAGGCGAAACTATCAAGAAAAGGATTTAGTTTGTGCTTTAAGAGAATTTGAAGAAGAAACTGGTTATATCCGATCGAATGTTACATTGCTTCAAAACATTATCCCATACGAAGAAATTTTTACTGGTTCAAATATGAAGTCATACAAACACAAATATTTTGTTGGTACAATCGATGCAAATACGGTTCATACAAATCAATTTCAACAATCAGAAGTGAGTGAAATGAAATGGATGTCATACGAAGAATGTATGGAAAAGATAAGACCTTATAATTTAGAGAAAAAAAACTTACTATCGAAAATTAACACAATTGTACAGATGTATAAGATGAATTAAAGAAATTATCATAAATATCTAAGTGAAGTAATCGTATCTTGGTTATTTATATTATACTTTTTTACAAGTATAATATAAGTATAATATGGAAAAAAAGCAGCGCAAGCCACGAAAATTGCGAATCATAAAAAAAATACCCGAT